ACCAGTACATCTAGATTCAAGAATAGCATGTTTTAATTCTACTGTTGATATTCCACTATACTCAGAAGATGCCATTCCAACTAACATAGTATTAATAGCACCAGTAGTACCAATACCAACACCAGAATTTGGATAGAAATCAAGTTTTAGTAAATCATTTTCAATATATCCATGATAAGTTCCCATACCAGTACGAGATACATATCCTTCCGTTATATTCGTTGATAATCGACCATATTCCATTACATCAACAGTAGTTCCATCATGAATAATATTAAATTGGTTATATTCAAATTCTTCACGATTAATATCGGGATTTATTGATACTATTACATGAGCAGATCTATAAGTGCTTGCAATACCTACAATTGTTGTAGTACCAATACCAACTCCAATAGCAACACTTTCCGTATCTACAATAGAAGGTCCAACCACTGTGCTACCAGTGCTTAATGCATTATCATCCAAATTAAAGGAAAGACTAGCAATCCAATAATCATTAACAGAGTATTTTACAGGATACCATCTTAACTCACCTTCACTACCCGAAATTGCAAAATCAAAATCACCTTGATTATAAACAGTGTCTATTTTTCCATATTGGTTAAGATATCCAAAATTATTGTCATGAACAATATCAACAATAGTTAATTGTCTTTGAGCAGTAAATCTCTTATCTTTTACATAGAGGAAATACTTTAATGCTCTTCTTTCTTGTAAAGTCCAGTTAGCAACTGTTGTAAATCTGGTAGATCTTGGATTACTATTAAATGTACCACTAAAGTCATCGATAGAAACTACTCTATTACCAATAGATTCTTGGAAATCTTGTAAAATTCTACTTGAGAAAGTTACTTCAGTAGAAACAGTATCATTACCAATAGTCAATACATTTTCTGAAGCAAGATCAAAATCTTGTACACAGTTTAAATTAACAGTTGACTGTAATTCATTTACTATAGTATAAGCTGACAATTCAGTCGATAAACCAACTTTTAATGAATCTTTATCATCAGGAGTAGACTCCAATTGATAATCACCAAATTTCTTAAATCCAATAGTATGATTTAATGTGGAAACTGGATCATCCCAAACATCATAATCTATTCTAGAACTTAATGAGTATGATAAATTCTGATAATAATCACTATCTTGGAATCTTTGAAGAGTTCTATTAAAGAATCCAGATTCTGTTTCCCAACCACCTTCAACTCTAGCAGTTGCTGCCAATTTAATATATGCATCAAATGATTTTATAGATGTAGCAGTTCCTTGAACACCAGAAGCACCACCAACTACAATATCACCAACTACAAAATCCTTCTGTGCAGATATTCTCAAAATACCTGTATTTGGTTCCCAATATTGAACTTCACCTGTTGTGCTACTAATAGAACCCGTAACAGTTTCACCAGTTACATAATCATTTGATTTTGTAAGCCTAACATCAAATCTTGGGAAATATTTTTGTGGAACAACTCTTCCTGCTGAGTTAACAAAGTCATATGTGCCTGGTGTTAACTCAGGTGCTAAATCTCCAAAGAAATCTGTAAGATTGTAAGTAATACTTCCAATACCACCCAAATTAGCATCAACCTCAGTAAGGTTGAAAAGTTTGTAATCATATTCAGAGGAATTATACCCTCTTGCAGTTGTTCCTATACCTACACTAATACCCTCAACATAAACCAAATCTCCAACTTCAAATGGGAAGATATTTGCAGTACTAAATCCAGTAGCAAGAGTAACAGTTACATTCTTAGTAACTGTGTTGAATCCAACAGTGCTAATACCAACTCCATTAGAATTTTTGAGAGGTATAACAGTAGGTGGTGAATCATGAATACCAAAGGTATTCTTTAAGATTTCAACATTAGGATTACCTAATGTATATTTTAAATCAAGATCAAAAACTGGTTTATTTGTAAATCCATCAATAACCAAAAGTTCTGGTGCAGAAATATAACCAACACCAAATGAAGTGATACCAACAGATTCAACTGATTTAAGAGCATCAAGTTGAATAACTTGAGGTAATGAAGCACTTGGCATCAAAGTTGGATCAGATGGGAAATTGTATCCAATATCTCTAAGTGTTATAGATTTAATTCTTCCAATAGAAGTACTAACACCTGAAATAATTGCATCAGTTCCTTCTGCACTATTAATTGTATTAATACCTGGAAGAGCATAATAATTTACTCCAGGATTCCTAATTTCAAAAGATGATATTTCACCAAATGCATTTTCACTATCAGTTTCGTAAGTTAAATCAGATAAAGTTCCGTAAGATGTTTTTTCAGGTATTACTGGTAAAGTGTATGTAAATTCGTTCGTAGCACCTACAGTAATAGTTTGTTTACCATTATATAAACTTTCAAGAATGTTTATCTGACTTCCAGAAATAACTTCATGATCTACTGTAACTTGTTTCTTGATATCAGGAAGATTGCTATCATAGATAGGATCTAATTTATAGAATAATTCAGTAGGAATGTCTTTTGTTACTGTTAAAGTAACGTTAGCATCTGTGGATATACCAGCAGCTCCATTTCTTACAACATTAAAATCTTTTGTTAAAGTTGAAGTGTCCCAAATTTTAGTGAAATTTTCATCTGTATAAAAAGTTAAATTAAACGCAGAATAAGTAGTTGCTTGATTCACATAAGATAATGATGAATCAGAAACATCAAAAACAGCACTACAATCTTTATATAATTTTATTGGAGGATTTACTGGATTAATAGTACCTATAGAAGTACTAGTAATTCCAACAATAGGTGGTTTTTCTTCAGTTGATTCATGATAATTATTTGCTAATTTAAAAGTATTATTATCAAATACCACAATATAATATGTTTGATTATCATTTAAACCACCACAAGGAATAGATGAAGTATGAATAACTTTATCGCCAGTTACATATCCATGATTGGATATAGTTATAGCATTCGTTGTTGTGTTTACACCTGCTGCTGTGAATGACTTTGGATCAATTACTAGTTTTCTATTATAATCATTATACTTAACTACTATATTCGTGGATATACCAGGACTTACATTCATATACACATTATCATTATTCAATAGACCATGTGTCTCTCCAGTAGAGACAGTAGCTTTTACTCTATTAACTTCACCAGTAATTACTTCATAATTTGTTTTAAGACTGTGATATACTCCAGTTCCTATTCCAGCAAAGAAGAACGTTGTACTGTCTCTCTGTGTGCTTGCAATGCCAACAAAAGTACCAGTGGTACCTAAACCTACCCTACAAGTAGATAACCCAATTATGTTTTGATCAATGACTGCAACAAAAAGATCTTGACTATTAGTTAATGTTGTAATTCCAGAAGCAGAACCTGCCTTACCATCTTCCCAAATAGTAATACCTGTTCCATTTCCTGGAGAATATGTTAATTTATCCCCAGTTTTCAATTCATGATTAGGAATATACATTTCCTTTGGATAGACAAATAATTCTGTCAAACCAACACCAGGATTAGAAAATACAATAGTACTTCCCATTCCAACAGCAGAAAATGTATTTACACCAACAGACTCCTTTGGTTCAAAGTAAATTTGTTTGTTTATACGATATTCATAAGTCGAAGTAAAACCAGGATTGATTGTAAGTTTTCTAGGATGTTCAAGAAGCTCACTTGTAATAGTATGAGAAACTCCTGTTACGCCATTAACTGCCCTAAGAACCCTAATTCTTGATAAATGTGGTTCTACATTTAATACCTTTACTGTTTCTGTACCAATTCCTAAAATATCATTTGGTCTAAGAGTTGGGAATGTTAAATCACCCCAAACATCAAAATGTGTAACAATACCAGTAGCACCATCAGTTCCAATAGCAACAGCAGTAGTACCTACTCCAGCTAAAAATAACTTATTAGAACTAATACCAACATTATATGTTCCTTCTAAATTTGAAGAAGTTGTTGATAATCCAGTAACATTAATAATATCATTATTCCTCCACAGAAGAGGTTCATCTGCTATAGCTGTATACTGACCCTTTTGAACAGGATAAAACTCAAGACCTGTTACAGTACTTGTAGCAACACTTACAGTATTAACATCCTTACCAACCAATCTTGAAACTTGAGCAGATGCTTTACCACCACTTGTACGAGAATTGTTAAATATAACTTTATTACCTACTCTATAATTTTTTCCACCTGTAGTAATTCCAATACTTTGAATAGATCCTGGTTGGGTACCTTTAACATCAATAGTTTGTAATAAACTATTAGGAATAGGCATATAAGGATATCTAACATCACCTTCAATTAAATTATATGGTGCTGTATTTCTATACCAATTTGATTCTTCTAAAATATAATCATCCTGATTGGAGAATTGAGTAAAATTAAATTCTTCGGGAGTTGACTGATACTTATCACCTATCAAATATGGGAAAGATGGTAATTTATAACTATTAAATTGACCACCTTGTTCAGCACCACTATTGCTTAGAGTTGCAAAATAAGCATAAACTCCATTAGGGAATTGTGGGGTTATACAAAATCTTCCATTATTACCATCTAAGTATGTTTCATCAGTTCTTTCTTTAAATGTAAAGTCTTCAACAAAAAATCCTGGTCCATAAGATGTTAAAGGTGGTCTATTTTCCTTAAGAGCTGCTTCTTCTACATATCCAGATTTCATCTGAACTACAGACCCACCTTCCCTCTTAACATATCCATAAGGACCATAAATTGGGTTTCCATCATATGCCCATCCAATAATTGGAGAGTGATCTGAAGATTCTACTTCTTGACCATTAACTCTCTTTAAATCGGGTTGACCATATAAAGAAGTTCCCTCTTGATTAGTTGTATAAACAGATTCTCTAAGTTTTCTAGGTGCATATAAATGAGTATATTGAAGACCATAGTTTTTATTCAACCCATTTATAATAATACCATCATCTGAAGTTACTTGTTCACCCTGATAATATTTTTCAAATAAATTAATAGTCCATTGCTGCACATTAGAACGAAGTTCTACACCTTGTCCAGCTGAAAGAACATCGATAGATGTAGCATCTTTTGTATACCCAATTCCTTTATTAATAACCTTAACTTCCTCTAAAAGATATTTTGCACTTGTACCAATTCCAACTGTTTTAAGAATAGGAGTCAATACTGCACCTTTTCCATCACCATTTATTTGAAGATCTGGAGGAGCAATATAATCTTGTCCTTTATTTTCTACAATAACTTCAGTAATAGATCCACCATGTATAATTGGAGTTAATTGTCCATCCACTCCTGATGATAAACTTACATCTGGCTGTCTATTAAAATTAATAATTTCTGACGATCCATACCCAACTCCATTATCGGCAAGATGAATAGAAGTTACTTCTCCTCTGAATATTGGTTGAACTTTAGCTTCAAAAGTTTCTACACCTACAGATGCTACACCAACTGTACCAGTTATAGTTACACTAATCTCAGGATAATTGAATTGATGTGTTCCAACACCAATAGATTCCAAAGGACGATATTGCTTGGTTCTATAATAGAAATTAGAAGCAGTAGTCCCTACACCAACACTTGTTAATTTGAAATTATCTTTATCAACAAAACAAACATAGTAATCCGTAGCAGTTGTTAATCCAGTAATAGGAGTTCCTGTGCATGTATAATTTACAATTTCTCCATCTTTGTAGTCATGATTTACAATCTTTATTTGATCTAAAGAAGTAGTAATACCTGCAGGTTGTACTGTTCTCTTTTTATTCTCATATCCTGTTCCAGAATTAATTACATTAATAGATTCAATTATAGATTTTGTTTTTGCAGCCTTTATATGTTGAGTACCTGATCCACGAGATGTTAAAGTTATAGTATTGATCCCTGCAAGAGCACCAGCCTCATCACTATGAAGTCTTATTGTAGTGCCTCCAGAACCGACTACAGAGGCATAGTAACTAGCACTAGTAGTCAATCCACCTATAGACTCTTGATTATCAGTTATGTAGATAACTTGCTCACCATTTGCAAATTTATGATAAGTACTAAAACCAATCGTAGAAGGTAAAGTTCCTGTGGTTCCTAATCCAACTTTTTCTGATGATGCTGTAAATGGAACAGTATGATCCACATTCATCATGTTTATAGCAACATCAGCACCATCACCATTTCCACCAGTAATTTGAACAGTAGGTTTACCCTCATAACCAAAACCAGAATCAATAATTCTAATATCTTTTAAAGATCCACTAACAGCAACAAATCCAGTAGCACCTGTTCCAACACTATCAGTAATTTTAGTAATAGGTGGATTGATTACATCATAATCTAATCCTGGAGCAAGAACATCAATACTTTCCAATTTACCATAATAAACTTTTTCATATGATTTGTAATTTAAAACCTCTACACCATTTGCAAGAATACCAATAGAACCAGGTGTAGTTTCATAAGTTGTTCCCGTATTAACAGGAGGAGTAATTATTCTTGTTAATTTTTGCGATTTTAAAGTTTCTCCAGCAAAACTAAAAGGTTCAATTCTATTATCTGTTGCAACACCAGTTCTTGTACCATCCTCATCAAGGTTTATAAAGTTTTCATTATAAAGGTCTGGTCTACTTTTTGCTAATTTAATACTATTAGCATCTACACGTTTTACAAAATAAAGACCTTCATCTGTTAAAGATGACTTAACAACAAAATTATCTAATTTAGTACCACTGGTAGGGTCTACATAAACGTCATTAACTATCTGTGGTGTGTAATAAACAGCATCTCCCGTATAGAATCCATGATCAAAAATAGGAACACCAACAGGAGTAGTAGCATCAGCAATTATATCCCAAGTATCTCCACTAAAGTTTCCATTAAATACAATTCTATTAGCATTAACACCAAGGGATGATGAATCATATGAGGGAATAGAGGGGGATGTAATTAAAAGTTTTTCTGTTTTTCTTTCTTTATATACATTTTGAACATCTGAAGAATATATAGATGCTTCTGGGAAATTAAGTGCGTTTACCTTTGAAAGCTTTCTTTCAATTACATATGGATTAGAATCCATATTTGTAGTAATATCAATTTCTCCCTGCTCTTTCATAATGAAAGATCTTGAACCAGTAATTTGACTTATAATAGAAGCAGGATATGAAGTATTTTCTCCTTGAGAACGTGAAAGAACAGATCTATCACCTACTCTAAATTCATGATCAACATCTGTAAAGACTTCATAAGTAAAGTCTGAAACGTCAATCAATGCTAAGTCTCTAACCTTATAAGTTGGTGATACGTTATATGACCAACCACTCAATTTATATCCAGTATCACCAATTCCCAAAGTTTTTATTTTTACATCATCACCACTTCCATAAAGGCAATTTGTATTTGGATATTCAAGACTGTTAATAACACTAGTAATTCTTACTTCAATAGTTTCGTCTGAATCAATTATAGAATTTCCATATGCAAAAGTATTAATACCAACTGTTGCTGCACTATCAATTGTTTTACCAATTCCACTCAATCCAAAAAATTGAGTTAGGTTTTTAGATGTATATGAACTTATCCCAACAGTATTATCACTATATCTAAAATGCAATTCTCCTGCTGTTGCAAATCCAACTGTTGAATCAACATCAAAAATAGTAGAACCTGCAGAAACTCCACCAACTAGTCTAGTTCTTGGTGAAATTTCAAATGTACCATAAGTGGCACCTTCTACTCTTGAATCTCTGTTATATCCAGCATCTACACTAAACTTATAATACGTCTCACCAACACCTACGGCAATTTTTTCAATATGTGTTATAGGAGCATATGCTTTATCAATCTTTTCACCATATTCATCCTGGAATAGAGTAGATAACTCCAAATCCATAGGATTACCAACAATAGGTTCTACAACAAAATCTCTACTAACTTTATAGTTAGCATTAGATGGTGTAAATAGAAAATCACGAGGTCTTATGATATTAACATTCTCATTATATAAAGATTTGAATAGAATCTCAAAACCTCTATCAGTTCCCTTACTTAAATAAAAGTCTTTTGATTGTTTTATAAAAACTTCTTGATCTAGATCAGGAGTAAGTTGCCTTCCTTCTAAACCTGGTGTAATTTGATATTTTGTCTTGGTTAAAAATTCTTTAAGGAATAAACAACTTAAATTTTCTATTGTAGATCCTTTAGCATGTTCATCTGCTTCAGTAGATTCAAAAACTAACTCTTCAGCATTAGTAGGATTTCTATAAGAAGTAATACCACTAAATCCTCTAACACATCCTGTAAATCCAAAAGTTGTTATTCCTGTATATGTAATGATCTCATCATTAATTCTTAATAACCCATAAGAATCTGGAAATCCCAAAGTTCCTGTAGGAAAGTTCTGCATATCAACATCAATTGCATCACTAGTAATTCCAACAGTTGCACCTAACCCAACCGAATATGTAAGATTAGTAAGATTGTCTACTTTCACATATTGATCAATATTATTGACCAAATCAATTGGACCACCTTGATATTCTTGTCCTTGGTAATAAGATTTTAAAAATTCAGCAACTAATGGATAGTCTGACTTTACATATCCAGGAAGCTGATTCTGGACAATGTTATTAAACTGTACTCTTTTTGTTGTCATTTTATAGTCTTTCTATCTTAGTAGGATGAAGCAGCGGATGTTGATGTAGATGTAGAACTACTACTTGATGTTGTAGTAGTTGTTGTTGTACTTGGAGCAGAGGTGCCTACTGTTGTTGTATCACTGGTACGTCCTCCTGCACGAACTAAATTACCATTAGCATAACTTGTAGATGTAATGTAATTGGAACCAGATGGATCTAATCCAGAAGAAATTTCATCAACAACAGTTTCAAAAATACTGTTACTAATATCTAGTTGCAAATAAAGATCCTGTAATCCGATAACATCATTAGAAAGAGGACATGCTGATATTTCAATAATAGTTTGACCATCCTTTATCATTCCAGATTGAATATTAATAGGATTGATAGTCACAACTCCATTTTTATAATTAATTGTTCCAACATTTCTCTTAACAATAGTAGGAGATTGGGATGCTTCAGATGGGAGAGTGAATAAAAATAATGATCCTGTTATCCTATTTGTATTAGGAATATCCGAAATATAAACATCATCCATAATTCCAGCAACTTTAAATGCTGATGATTTGATATTATATCCACTCATACTCTTAATATGAAATTCATTTCCAAAACCAATTTGATATTCTGCAAATGCATTTAACACTGCTCTCAAATCTCTTCTAATATAAATTGTCGTAATATTAGATGTTATAGATTCATTACTTTGGTCAATAATATTTAAAAACTTACTATACTTAAATCTAGCACCATATTTGTTCATTTCAGAAGATTCTGCATACTTAGTAGAATTATTTTGAACTAATGAAGAAACATATGCTGCTGAAGGTGCGAGATTACTGTTATAATAAATTTTTGAGTTAACTTCAATGTAAAGATACTTCAAATCAAGTATTTCAGGGATAATTCCTGCTACAGCATACTTTTTAAGCTTTAATTTAATCTGTTCTTTGATAAGATTAGGTAAAAAGTCACCAGTTTTTGGTTTTATACTAATAAAGACCTTTCCAAACTGAGGAGGAACTAAATCTTCACCTCCAAAAACGGAAATTGACTCAGTTTCGGGATAAATTCTTGATGGAATCAAAGATTCATAGTCATTTGAGGTTACTGCTCTGTTTTGAGACGAATAAATCCTTGGAGCAAACTTTCTAACCGACTCTACGGACTCAATTGATTCTCCACCCGATGCAGTAAGTCCAGTAGTCATCAAAGAGATGCCAGAACTGATTGTATAATCTTGAGAATTGCGAGTATATTGAATTCTACCTGAAAAATTGAAAGAATTCAGTCCATTTGCAGAATCTCCACTAGAAGTAATGTAATCTATTGTAATAAAGTTACCATCTTCAAGTGCTTTTCCAAAAATTCCGTCTCCGAAGAAAATTTGGTATCTTTCATCTTCAATTTCTTGCAAATAATAAACTTTTGACTCAGATTTTACGTCAAAAAGGCTATTTTGTGAACTATATTTCGTTTCTGTCGTAGATGCTTCATTTGGTCGTACAGAAACAGTCATTAAATCAGTATCAACACCAATATTTGGTATTATAAACTTTTGATTCGGTACTCTTGATGAATAAGTGAAGGTTTGAGTTAAAAGTGTGCCTTCAAAAACCTCAACATCGTTAAATTCTGCAATTCCGTTGAAAACTGGAACCGTAATATCACTTAAAATTGAAAAAACGAACGATTGACCACCAAAAGGACTTGATGATGCTGCCACTGGACCCTTTTTAAGAGTCAAAGAAGCAGGTGAAGGTGTAATTCCCTCTGTATTCACAAAGAAGGTTACTGTTGCCCTTGCTGCTTGCCTTGGACGGGGTACATAACCTATGTTTCTTGCTAAAGATATAACATTATCTCTTAAAGTTGCAGTATCAATGAACACCTCATTGGTGATCATGTTTGCATTGTATGATGTAATGTAGGTATTATATGCCAGAACATCTAAAATAGTCGAAAGATTGGATCCCTCGAAGTCATAATCAGTGAATTCTGAGTTAGATTTTAAATAATCTTTTAGAGTTGTCTTAACCTCATCAAAATCGAGGTTACTAAAGTTGGCTAATGGCATTTTTATCTACTTGATTGCAAAACAAATTGTAATTCTTGTGTTGGAATGTTCCTTCCCACTATTTCATATGTTATAGTTAGGTCAAAACTGTTATTTTCATAGTCTGGAAATGCTTCCACATTATTCAACTTAACCCTATCTTCATTAGTTTCGATAGATTCACGAATTTCATCAACAATAATGGTTGCAGTAATATCATCTATGTTGTCAAATAGGGATTCAGTGATCCTAGAACCAAAAGATGAGTCAAAAAACTTTTCTCCAGGTAATGTAAATACAATATTTCGTATAGAGCGAGCAATTGCGTTCTCATTTTTGAGTGCAATAAGATCATTATTCAGGGGATTGGCCTGAAATGTCATGCTAATGTCTTTAAATCCTTGACTAACCCGTTCTAGAGGCACTATATTACAGCAATTATTGTTTATTTATTAAGGATTGCAAACTAAAATTCTGTCAAGGTCATTGTATCGACTTCATAGTCCAATCCATCCTCTTCAAAATCACCAAAAATCTCACTTTGGACTAAATCATCACGTTTTTTAGGTGTAAGACGGTCATGTGATACCTCTCTTAGCATTTTTTTCTTGGAGTTTTCCATAATTTTGGTATGTTTTTACTATTTAACATAAAAAAAGGAGGGACTTAACCCTCCTTCATTATTTTCCTTGTCCTCGGTATGCTTTTTTTGCTTTATTTCGAGACGTTGCGGATAGTAGTGTTCTAGCCGAGCGTCCTTGACGAGTTTTTTTCGGACGAGGTAACTTATAATTACCATCATTCGTTGCAGTCATCATTGGCATTACCTAAATTCCCCCAATTTACACAATTTACTATTAACGGATTCGGGAGTTGCCTTCACACGATACTCAACGTCATCTTTACGAGAGAGTTGGGTGAGGAGTTTAGCAACTTTATCCCACATTTGAGAGTAACTCATTAAATTACCCTAGTCTTCTCATGCCCTACACGTATGCGAGGGTCACACCATGTCTCAATACCCATTTCTTTCGCATCAAGGCAGAACGACACGTCCTCACCACACATGTCCTGAACTGCACCTGACTCAAA